TACACTTGTTCCAATTGTAGCAACGTATGTTGGTTCTGTGATGATCAGACTAGAAGAGAATCCTTTTCCTGACAACACACCTCCTTTCACTAAAGTAGTTTACCTTCCTAAGCGTAGAGATGTGTATGGTGGAGAACCAGATGCAGTCCTTATCGAAGATCATCAGGACATCATTGGTGCTGTAACTCGTGGTATGATTGACCTTATGGGGAAATCGGCTAACGCACAGCAGGGTATATCTGCAGCTGCATTAGATCCTGCACAAAAGCTTAGATTTGAACAAGGCAAGGATTATTTATTTAACCCCGATGTCGATCCAACCAAGGCATTCTTTATGAGTACTTATCCTGAAATTCCACAATCTGCTATGCAGATGATTCAATTCCAGGAACAAGGTGCTGAAGCTTTAACATCTATTAGAGCCTTTTCTTCTACTCAAGGTGGAAATGCTATGGGATCGACCGCAACAGCAGTCAAAACAGCATCTGATGCTACCAACAAGAGAGAGATGGCAATACTTCGCAGACTATCTACAGGACTTGTTGAAATAGGTCGAAAAATACTTGCAATGAATGCTGTGAATCTTGAAGACGAAGAGATAATTAGAATTACAGACGAGGAAGAGGTTACTATATCAAGAGAAACTCTTGATGGTAAATTTGACTTACGACTTTCTATTTCTACTCCGGAAGTTGATATGGAGCAAGCACAAGATCTTGGATTCATGCTACAAACAATTGGACCAAATATGGACCCTGGTTTGCAGAGTGTAATACTCGGTAAAATAGCCAGACTTAAAAAGATGCCTGAACTTGCTAAGCGTATTGAAGAATATAAACCGGAACCAGATCCTATGGAAGAGAAGATTAAAGGATTACAAGCTGCATTACTTGAAGCACAAGTTGCAAATGAACAAGCTAAGGGTACTGAGAACCAAGCTGACACTGAACTCAAATATGCTAAAGCAGAGAGTGAAAAAGCGAAAGCAAGAGCACTTGAGTCTACAGCAGATATGACTGACCTTGACTTCGTACAAAAGAAAGACGGAACTCAGGAACTAAGAGGAGAAGCAGGTAAGATGAGAGATCATAAACGTGCTTCTGATATGGAGAACCAACGATCAATTAATTCCATAGATGATCAAAGAGTTGCAGCTGCATTAGATAAAGAGAATCCTTTATATGGATCTTCTTCACCAACTCCACAGAAGGATGGTTCTGGAGGTAGCAAAAAGCTGGGAAAGCCTAAAGTGTTCAATGCCAATAATCACATTCAAAAGAGTGTAGATAATATATTGCCCGGCATGGACACACCAGAAGAGAACATGAAAGACGGGCTGGTTCTTCAAGGAGCAGGGAGACCTATATCTTAATGTTAAGTGATAGTTATGCTATAATCCAAATACAAACCAAACAAACCAAACCAAAAAGGAAAAACAAATGAGCGACCAAACATTAGAAAGTGCAGAGAGACAAATTGAGATATCTATTCAACAAGCACAAAGTGCAGTTGACAAAAAAGATATGCTGAACCAACTTTTATCAACCAAAGAGTTCAACAAACTGTTTACTGTAGGATATATTGAAGATGAGTCTACAAGGCTTGTAAGCTTGCTTTCAGACCCGGAATGGGAAACAAAGGAAAGACAAGAGTCATTAATAAATGATATGAGAGCGATCTCATCTTTCAGACAGTATATTGTTGGTGTTCGTTCACTTGGAATTCAAATGGAAAGACAAATTATGGCATCACGTTCTCAGTTAGATGAGATGGAAGCTGAAGCAGAAGAAGGAGAATAAGATGTATAAGACTAACTTGAGCATACCAGCTACAATGTCATTATATGTAAATTCTACATCTGGTTCAGATTCAGATGATATCATTGAAGAAGATGAAGTCGTAGATGAAGGTGAGTTTAATGATGCCTTATCTATGTCAGATGATGATTTTGAAAAACTTGAAGAAGAAGATTTTAACGAAGAAGGTAACGAAGATGAGGATGAAGATTTAGGCAATGAGACCGAAGATGAATCGGAAGATGATGCCAATGAAGAAGAACCAACTGACTCTGCAGATGATGATGGTTCTGAGCAAGCGGAAGAAGAAGACGAATCAGAGGAAGATCAACCTAACGAAGAAGGTAACGAAGCCAATAATGCTGATAACGAGAAAGCCATTAACGATGCATTTGAATTGTTATATGGAACTCCAATTAAAGCATCTGGAAGAGAAGTCCAACTAAGAAATCCTGAACATGCAGATAGATTTATAAAGATGGGCATTGACTATAACAAGAAAATGCACTCTATGAAACCTCACTTGGCAACATTAAAGACTCTTGAAAAAAGAGGGTTGCTAGATGGTGATAAAGTTGAAAGATTAAATCTACTGCTGGAAGCAGAAAGTGGAAACAAAGATGCACTGAAGCGACTAATAGCTGAATCAGATATAGATCCATTGGATCTTGCAGACGAAGAGGTAATTGAGGAAGGTAAGAATTACCAACCTCAGAACCACGTAGTTTCTGAAGCAGAAGTCGAAATAGAAGAAGCATTGAATAGCATAGAAGGTTCACCTTCTCAAGCTAAAACACTGGATGTGATGACTAAGCAGTTTGATGCTAAGTCACGTCAGATAATTTCAGAGAATCCTCGTTATATCGTTGCGTTAAACGACGATATTGAATCTGGTATTTATGATCAAGTCATGGAAACAGCTCAGTATCGAAGAGACATGGGACAGGTTAACTCTAGTGTAAGTGACATGGAACTATATTTATCTATAGTCCAAGAAGCTTCACAAGCACAGAACCAACATACTCAACCTCGAAGCGAACAAACGAAACCAAATAAGCCCAGCAATGGTCCAAGTAAAAGACGTAGAACAGCTATGGGTGGTTCTAAGTCTTCTAGGAAGCCAGTAAAAAAAGAATATGATCCTATGGAGGTCATGTCTATGTCAGACGAAAACTTTGAAAAAGAGTTTGGTGCTGACCTACAATAAACAAGGAAAACAAAATGGCAACAATTAAAATATCAACAGCAACAGCGTTAAGAGTAATGTCTTCATCTGCTGCATTTAATACATCAACAAATGATTCTGAAAGAATCTATGGTGACGGTACAAACAGCTCAATTGGTCCACAGATCAATACGTATTACTATGATAAGAAAGCACTTATTGAAATGGCTAAAGTTCAATTCTTCGGTCAATTGGCTGATACAACTTCTATGCCAAAGCATATGGGAAAGAAACTTAAACAGTATCTATACCTTCCATTGTTAGATGATAGAAATATTAATGACCAAGGTATCGATGCAACTGGTGCAACTATTACTAACGGAAACCTTTATGGTTCTTCTAAGGATATTGGTTCAATTTCAGGTAAGATCCCTACGCTGACAGAGCATGGTGGTAGAGTGAACAGAGTTGGGTTCAAGAGAGTAGAAGTAGAAGGAACAATGGCTAAGTTCGGTTTCTTTGATGAATATTCTCAAGAGTCAATTGACTTTGATACAGATGCACAGCTTCAAATGCATATTAGACGTGAGTCTACAAGAGGAGCAAATGAGCTTACTGAAGCACAACTTCAAATTGACCTTTTAAATGCTGCTGGTGTAGTAAGATTTGGTGGAGATGCAACACAGAATTCTGAAATCACAGGTGAATCTACAGATGTTATTTCAATTCCAACTTACGAAGGTCTAATGAAACTAGGGATTACTCTTGATGAGAACAAATCTCCAAAGTCAACCAAGATCATAACTGGTTCAAGATTGATTGATACCAAAACTGTTGATGGTGCCAGATATATGTATATTGGTTCTGAAATGATTCCAACTCTACGTAGAATGAAAGATCTCCACAACGAGAAAGCATTTATTGATGCTAGACATTATGCTTCAGCAGGTACACTTGCTAAAGGTGAAATTGGTGCAATCGATCAGTTTAGATTTATTCTTGTTCCGGAAATGTTCCACTGGGCTGGTGCTGGTAAAACTGCAACTGCAGCAAATGCTGGATACCGTGAAACAAATAATGCTTATGATATTTTCCCAATGCTATGTGTTGGTTCTGAATCATTTACAACTATTGGTTTCCAAACAAATGGTAAAAAAGTTAAGTGGAAAATCAACCACAAAGCTCCATCTGATAATGTGAATACTCTTGATCCTTATGGAGAAACAGGATTTTATTCAATAAAATGGTATTACGGCTTTATGGCTCAACGTCCCGAAAGAATTGCGTTGTATAAGACTGTAGCAGAGTTATAGGTTTAAGGTTATTATGATATACTGTCCTTGTAGTTAGTAGCTACTAATTTTTTTCTACAAGGAAACAGTATGAACCTTATAAAAAATGTGGGGATTAGAACCACATATAGCAAGACTACAGGGAAACCTGATAGTCGACAATATGCACTCTTTGAGTGCGAGTTCTGTAACAATCAATTTGAGTTAAGACGAGACAGAGGATTAAAAAACCTTTCTTGTAATGACTGTAAGTATAAGTTAAAAGGTCATAACATGGCTGATTCTAAACCGTATGCCATCTGGCAACAGATGAGGCAAAGATGCACTAATCCTGAAAGCAAATCGTATCATAGATACGGAGGCAGAGGAATAGTGGTAGATGAAGCCTGGAGTGATTTTGATGGGTTCTGGAAAGATATGGGTCCAACCTATAGAGATGGTCTGTCAATAGACAGAACCAACAATGATGGCAACTATATGCCAGGTAACTGTCAGTGGATAACACGATCAGAGAATGGCAAGAAGACATCAAGAACCAGACCTGTCTACCAGATAGACAAAAATACAGGTAACATACTTAAGCGTTGGGAATCAGCAGCAGAGGCTTCGAGAGAAGTCAAAGTTCATCCCAACAAAATAAGTGACACTTGTAGAGGTAAGCAGAATACATCGGCTGGATTCATTTGGAAATATGTTGATGAAACAGAAATTCCAAGTAATGAAAGACGTAAATGTTCGAGACTTAAGTAAATTGACATTCAGTTGCTATCTTGAAAATGCACCCATATTGTGTGTATATATAAAGAACATAATAAGATGAGTGTGGTTCTAAATGTAAAGTGTGGTCAACACCACACTTTTTAGACTTAAAACCTTGATTACTAACGACATAGCTTCAAACAGTATGTGAAAAGCTATAAGTTAGACATCTTTGTGGTCAATTGTGGCCAATGAAGAAGCATAAGGTATAATAACC